CATTCACTATTCCCGATAGATGCACGACCGTAACGGTTGAGCAGATTGAAAACAAGTTGATAGCAACATTTGAAGCGAAGTTTATTCCACAGGAGGGGGACTTTGTAACTCAAAGTGATTCGTGGATTTATATCTTTCACAAATTAGATAGTACATCATACGGTAGGCCAACGGATGCAATTTTTTACCATGCCTTTATTCATGAAGGTCGGGTTAAATCGGTTCCCTGTTATGGTATTGGCAGATGGAGCGAAACAACAAATAGACTTGCTACCGAATCCGAAAAACAGCAACTACTCGATGCACTTGCAAAGGATGGTAAAAAGTGGAACGCTGAATTGAAGCGGGTTGAAAAATTGAGGTGGAGGGCAAAATACGGCAATTCATATTATTCAGTCTTGCAGTCAGCAGAAAAAGCACGCGCTTTTCCATATCATGATAGGTTGACAGAATACGACACTATCCGTTATAACCTTGGGAATTACTACCAAACAAACGATCAAGCCCAATCCGTTGCCGACTGTATTAACGCAATATTCGCAGAAAATCTATGAGTACAACAGTCCAACAATTAATGAACCAAAGCGGTATGCAGTCCAAGCAACTGCAACAGACCGTGAACGAACGCAGGGCAGCACGGGGTGTGAAAACCAAGCTGAGCAACCAGGCATTGAAGAGTTGCCGAAACAATGGGAACTGGCAGAAAAAAACCATGACTGACGTTTTGGATATATTCGACCATGAAATTGAAATAGTTAAAAAGAAATCAAAATGACCAAAGAACTTCAAGACAAACTCGATGCCGCCTCTATTGTTGTGGCAGACGGAAAAGGTGGATTTTATGCGATGCTTCACAAATCGGACGTTGAGGAAATTGTGGAATCAATAGCCCCCGACAATTCGGAACTGTTGGCCAAGGATGAAATGTATAAGTTTGCTGAATGGATTAGCGAACAGCGTTATAAATTTTGCAGAACGCATCTTGATGACGGAAAAATCAAGGAATGGAATAAATGGTATTCAGATGTTAATTTTGTTTATCAGATTGGCGTTACTAAATGGGAAACAACGCAAGAGGTTTTTGAACAATTCCAAAACGCACAATTCAAATGAAATCCACCCTACGCATTTTGACCCGCATCATCGCCCTGCCTTTTTTCATCGCACTGCACGGACTATTCATGCTTCGTGGATTAATCTACATGACAATCCAATGGCTTCGATACGGTGGTGAGTCAATCATCTACAAGAAGGGCGATTATAAACGAATGATTGCCGACATTTATGACGAGTTAGTAAAGCAAAGAAAATGAAAGCAATTCTATCTCACCACTATTCGCAACTTGATAAGTGCCACCAATTTGGATTGATAATTCAAGACCCCGAAGGATACGAAACTTACATACGTTGGATTTGGTTTCATTTGGGCGAACTACTGAAGGACGTAAATATCAACAAAGAACCATATACGGCTATCCTGTATCCGTTTGATTTGGGAAAAATAGGGAAGTGCAACCATAAAACGTACAAGTATTGCAACGATGGCTGGAGGCAAGCTAAATTTATCGCAAACCGAATCATTAAACTTCTGAACAAATGACAATCGCACTATATAAAACCATCGCTTCACTCGGAGCATGGATACGCACACAGAACCACAAAGGCAGGCACTACAAGAGCCGTTGTTACATTAGTGGCCAGACAACAGGCTTAGACATTTACGAAGCCTATACGAACTTCGTTAGGGCTGAAGCGGTTGTAAAGAAAACCTACATACCCGTCAACCCTATGACAATTCACCCCGACAATCTTACCTGGTTGCAGTATATGGTACTCGATGTTTGGGAGTTGCTTTTCTGTAAAACAATCTACCTACAAAGAAACTGGAGGCGGTCGAAGGGTGCAAAAATTGAACGGCTTATTTCGGTTATCACAAAAAAGGAAATAATTTACGAAAAACAATAAAACATGGGACAATTAATCAACATTTCAATTTGCCTTTCCGATTTGCCGAAGGAAAGTATCACCATTTACGAAAAGAACGGTAAAAAGTATATCAGCTTAGTCGTTGATGAAAAGAAAGAACCCGACCAATACGGCAAGACACACAGCGTTTATGTCAGTCAGTCTAAAGAGGAAAGGGACGCGAAGACCGCAAAGGCTTATGTGGGGCACGGAAAGGCGTTTAATTTCAACGCAAACAGTCAAAGTGGCACAAGTACACATCAAACTGGAAAAGTGGCAGAAAACGGCTTAAAACAGCCTATTGGATTTGAAAGCGACCCGAACGACGATCTTCCGTTCTGATTGGCACGACAGTAATTATTTAACCCGAACCAAAACTTTCTGAATATAAATTAAAACAAAAAAGACTATGATACAAATAAATGAACTTCGTATAGGGAACATCGTCCAAGTGGTGAATCCAGAATATCATCCAAAGTTATTAAACGTGCCTTTGGTCGTTGGAGGCATATCACCCGCTTTAACCCCGCTTGATTGCAAACCAACATTCAGTATAAGCCTTGAAAACCTTAATCAAGAGCCGAATACCTTTTACGAAAATTGCTCACAATTCATAAAGTACGTTTTCCCGATTCCGCTAACAGAGGAGATACTTCTGAAATGCGGGTTTGAACGTGAGGGATGTACCTATAATAGCCTTTTGTTGAAATTGTGGGAATCGACTTACGAGAAAGCATTTCAATTCAGGTGGTACTATACTGGGTATGACACTGCAAAAAACGTTAATCTAAGAAGTTTGCACGAATTACAGAACTTGGTATTCGATTTAACAGGCCAAGAATTAAGCGTACAGCTATGAAGCTACATATAAACCCAAACCCAATAGCATTTGTAATGCCTAAATTCTCAATAGGGCAAAAGGTTTATATCCACAAAAGAGGATCAGCTTCAGTCTGTGAAATTAAAGACGCACATTTCTATGATGGGAAATGGAGATACGATATCGAATCAGAACACCTCGACAGAGAGATAAAAACGTTTACTTGCCGTGAATCAGTTTTGACCGAAATGATACACCAAAAACCAATGCAATACGCAAACATTATAATACCCTAAAGTTATGAAAAACAGATGGCTACGTGAGCAACTCGCAAGATGGAAGGAGATACGGATGGTACTCAGGGTTAAGCGGATTATCCGAAAGGACGGGAAGCGAACGGTCGAATATCACTATAAGGGCACAGTATGATATTCCGAACCTTAGATGAACGAATGCACGGATTAGTACATAATGTTTCGTGACAGGAGAGAATAAGAAGTAGGATAATTAAGCGGTCTAAACAGCCGCTTTTTTGCGTTTAGGAAAATAATTGTATCCAATGTTACAAAATAGGGTAAAGGGTTGTATATTTGCAAACAAACATCAAAACTATGGCACAAGGAATAACCTATACAGACGATCAGAAAGACGCTATATTCGCTTCAATCTGCAACAGCGTCATAGAAGACCACCTATCATTCAATAAAGCCGTAGAAGCGTCTGAAATAAATCTAGTGACTTTTTATAAATGGATAACGGATAAGAAAGAGCGCGAAACATTGTACAACTATGCGCGTATTGTCCGTTCTGACGTATTGTTTGAAGAGATAATTGAGATTGCCGACACCACAGAGGAAGGCGTTTCTAGAAAAGAGAAAACTATTCAAGTCGATGGGGTTGAAGGTGATGCTTTCGATGTTGAAACAAGGGTCGGAGATATGATTGAACACCGCAGGTTAAAGGTTGATGCACGGAAATGGGTTGTGGCTCGCATGAATCCAAAGAAGTACGGTGATAAACTAGATGTAACCTCAGACGGCAAAGAACTCAAACAGACTCAAATCATTGTCCGAAACGATCACGAGAAAGCGATAATGGAATCCGTTTTGTCAAAAGAGTAACAGATTAAAACATTATCGGCCTTTTTTGTAACAACATAAAGACTGGCCCGCCGAACGAAAAACAAAATTGACACATTATGTACACACCGACCTTCATAAAAACCGCTGAAGCCTACGCAAAGGGCTACGGATTTATTGAAAATCGGGGCGGTACACGTTCGGGAAAGACCTACGGAGAGCTTCAACTGTTGGACCTGATAGCACAGAAGCCAAAGAAGCGTGTTATAACTACGGTAGGGCTTTCAATCCCACACTTAAAAGGCGGTGCAATACGTGACTATGATAACATCCTGAATGAGCGTGGTATCATTCCAGACATGATCCGAACCAAAGACCCGTATATCTACACCTACGGCAACACGATCCATGAGTTTATTTCGTTTGACAATTTAGGCAAAGCACTGGGGGCGGCCAGGGATATTCTATTTTTGAACGAAGCCAACAAGATGCCGTTTAATATTGTCCATCAGTTAATCCAGCGTACAACCGAATGTACCCTGGTGGATTACAACCCATCTGTTAAGTTTTGGATAGATGATCCGGAAGGTTACGACATAAACTCACGTAAAGATGTGTGTACAATTCATTCCACGTTTAAGGACAACTACGAGAATCTTTCAGAAACCCAAAAGGAAGAGTTCAGAATAGGCGAACGCAAAGCATCCGAAGAGGCAGCACGTGGGGTTTATGGCTATTGGTCGAACTGGTGGAAGGTTTACGGCCTTGGTGAGTACGGGCAGATTGAAGGCGCAATTTACACCGACTGGGAGGTAGGAGCGTTTAACGACCTATTGCCGTATCGTTTTGGGTTGGACTTCGGTTTTTCGTCAGACCCTGACGCACTTGTAAAGATTGCAGTCGATGAAAAGAATAAAACCGTCTATCTGCATGAATGTTTCTACAAGAACGGCCAGTCAATGGATATGCTGATTAACCAACTATCCTATCATGTCGGACGTAGAGAACATATCATTGCTGACTGTGCTGAGGATAGATTGATTTCAGACCTTGGGCAAAAGTTCAATATCACCAAGTGCGAGAAGTGGCGTGTGGTGGATAGGATCAAGAAAATGCAGTCGTATCACTTGGTCATAACACCTGAATCTGTCAACCTTCAGAACGAATTAATGCAGTACGTTTGGTCTGACAAGAAATCAGAAACCCCGATAGATAAATCCAACCATCTACTGGATGCGGCTGGATATGCGTTTACAAATGGAGTTCAGAGAGTCATTTCAAGAATTTCAGCATGATAATCTACATAGACGGCCAGTACATAGATTCAGAAAAGGCAACACCAGCCCAGAAAGCGTTACTAATGCGTCAGCGTCCTATCCTGTACCAGGAACTGTACTACGACAAAACCCAGCTTCCGAAACGAAGGCTTTCAGAAGATTACACCATCTATCAGATTTGGTACAACGAAGAGAGCAAGGAACGTTTGGACGGTGGGTTCATACCTTACGACAACAGGGGTACGACACATAACTTCGAGAACGACGTTATTATGTCCGTTTGGCTGAACCATCGCAGGGAATGGATGCAGTCAAAGTACGTAGGGGTACTTTCTTGGAGGTTTAAGGAGAAAACGAA